CTGACGGTGTGGGCGTTTTGTTCGCTTCGTCCAGTATGTCGGCTGAGGTTACGTTGTCGGTGGCTGCGAATATCGCTACTGCTGCCGCGAGCCTCGTGGTCGGGTCATCTAACCTTGAGGCTACGTCTACGAGGGTTCAGTTTGCAACAGCCCGAAACATGCCCCTGGAGGTCGTAGGGACGTTTACGGCCCTGATTGGTCACCCGGTACAGCCTCGTGACCTTGTGGCCTCCAGTAGCCTCACAGCGACGATTTACACTAATCCTCGACTGCTGGTGCTGCCGACAGTGGAGTACGCCTACACAGACAACGTGCTACTGGAGCGTTACCCCATTGACAATGGCCGGAGTTTACTGATAACATCCGGGGTGGGTGAGATAGGTGACTTCTTCGCCCAAGAACAGATCCGGTTGGCTGACCACTATTTCGGTGGTGGTCGTCGCCACGAGCTGACACCCGACGAAGAGGCCGCTGTCACAGCGGCGGGATATGGTGATTTGATTGTCACAGAGTTCTTGTCGTAGCGGCTGCAAAACGCAGAACCATGCCTCTTACTCGGAGTGCCTGCGTGCAGCGAACCCGACCATCAGTTCCACCACTGGCAGCAGTTTGAGCCACATGTGGAGTAAAACGAAACGTGACCTGTCAGCGTACCGGACAGCTCGAACGAACGGCATCCAGCCGGAGGGGACTACTGTTGAGAAGGTCCGTGAGGCTGAGGCTGCTACTCGTCAGTTGGGTCGTCCGTATGATGCAAATACTATGCCCCCGGCGAATATGATCGTGAATAAGAATACTGCCCGTTTTGTGAATGCGAGTGATGGATGAGTACGTTTAGTCAGATGGTTGACCAGACCCTCATGCACTTGCATGGGTACACAACCATTCAGGATATTACTACCCATTTGACTGCTGATGTTGCTGCTTCGGCTACGACGGTTAGCGTGAATGATGTGACGGCGATTAGTCGTGGCGTGGTGGAGATCGGTGATGAGCTGATCTGGGTGGATGATGTGAACACGACGACGGGTGCTTTGACGATCCCTCCGTATGGTCGAGGGTATCGGGGCACGGTTGCTGCGGATCATTCTAGTGGTGATCGGGTTGTGTCGTCGCCTTTGTTCCCTCGGAAGATTGTGACGGACACGATCAATGAGGCTATCCGGTCGGTGTACCCGGAGTTGTTCGCGGTCGGTGAGACTACGATCAACTATCAACCATCCATTAACACGTATTCTCTGCCGGAGGGTGCTCTTGATATTATCCAGATTTCTTGGCAAACCACTGGCCCTAGTAAGGAGTGGCTGCCTGTCCGTCGTATGAGGGTGGACAAACATGCCGCTACTTCCACGTTCAGTACGGGCGTGTCGTTCAGCATTTATGACCATATTGTTCCTGGCCGTCCGATGCGGATTGTGTACACGAAGGAACCTAGTGCGCTTGTGAATGATTCTGATGAGTTCACGACAGTGACCGGGTTGCCTCGATCCTGTGAGGATCTGATTCGCTTGGGTGCTTCATACCGGCTGGTTCCGTTCTTTGATTCACCACATTTGAGTGGTTCTAGTGCTGAGGCTGATTTCTCTAGTCAGCAGCGTGGCACTGGTTCGTCAGCTCAGTTGTCTCGATACTTGCTGCAAATGTACCAACTTCGCCTTGCGGAAGAGGTGAAGGGTTTGCAGCATGTGTACCCTAATCGCAGTTACTACACCCGATAAGTAAGGAAAATTAGATGGCACGTAGGTATTACTCTTCTACTGCTGCCCGGACCACGCTGGCTTCGGGTGTTGATGATAGCACCACGACGTTGAGTGTGGTCGCTGTTAGCGGTTGGCCTGCCTCCTACCCGTACACGCTGATTTTGGATCAGGATACGGTGAATGAGGAAATCGTTGAGGTGTCTGCCCGGTCTGGGACGACGTTGACGGTGACTCGTGGCGTGGATGGCACGTCTGCTACGGCGCATGATGCTGGTGCGGCTGTGAATCATGGTGTGTCTGCTCGTGATTTTGATGAGCCTAATGAGTTCATTAATGGTACGGGTGTGGTCACTGAGACTCTGCTGGCTTCTGATTCGGTTACGTCTGCGAAGATCGTGGATGGCACGATTGTGAACGCCGATATCAATGCTTCTGCTGCTATCGCTCAGTCGAAGATAGCTGACCTGACTAGCGATCTTGCGTCAAAACTTGCATACTCGTATGGCACAGCCGAACCAACAACGACCATTGACGGGTTCGTGTGGTTTGACGAGAACACGACACCACCAACGCCGAAGTATTGGGACGGAAGCGCGTTCCAAACTTTTAGCGCAGGTGCCGCCGATTTCAGCAACTCCGCGACCGGCACCTACACAGACACAGGAGTTGATTACAAATACATCACCTTTACGGCTTCCGGCACGCTGACCGTTACTAAGGCTGGTTTCGCTGATGTGCTTGTGGTCGGCGGCGGCGGCGCTGGCGGCTTCGGCAACTTTGATGGCGGAGGAAATATCCAATCCTCTGGTGGAGGCGCAGGTGGGTTTGTAGAGTTACAAAACGCCTATTTACCTGCGGGTACAGAAACTATTGTTATTGGTGCTGGCGGTACTGGAAGTGCTACCGATGTGAATGTTGCTGCTCGTGGCAATCATTCTAGTTTTTCTAAATGGCTTGCCGTTGGTGGCGGCATGGGGGTTATATATCCTAAAGGAAATACTGCCGTCACTCCCGGACAATCAATAGACGGTGGTTCTGGCGGTGGCGGTTCCGGTGGAACCGCTGGCATCGGCATTACAGGACAAGGAAACAATGGCGGTACTGGCGTTGGTGGATATAATCAGTCTGCTGGCGGCGGTGGTGGTGCTGGTGCTGTTGGAGTAAACAGTTCTGGTACTACTGGCGGCGCTGGGGGTTCAGGATCATCTTCTTCGATCACAGGTTCCGCTGTTACCTACTCGGGCGGCGGTGGCGGGGCAGGTAACTCTACGGGCGGTTCTGGTGGTTCTGGTGGTGGAGGCACAGGAGCAACGGGCGCTGGTAATGGGACAGCCGGAACGGCTAATACTGGCGGCGGTGGCGGTGGCGCTGGTACAGGAACATCCGGCAGCGGTGGCAGCGGCGTCGTAATCGTGAGAGTGAAGGTCTGACCATGACATACCACAACGCACACGCGGCACGCATCGACGACGGCATCGTTCGGGAAGTAATCGTGATCCCGTACTGCAACGATGACGACGCGGAGATAACGGCGTACTGCAACGGCATCGGCCTAGCCGGAACGTGGATTGACACGAGTTACACCGGCTCACGGCGCGGTAAGTATGCCGGAGTGGGTGATCGTTACGACGCGGAGTTGGACGAGTTCGTTAGTTCTCAGCCCGCCGAACCCGTAACGGACTGACACGTTCGTACAATAGGGTCTATAACTCGTTAATATTGGACGATTATTTAGACAAATCACCCACGCAGGCTCTAGTGGCCTGCGTATTGACACCTGAGCAAGTGTCCTGAAACTGCTCACCTAATCTTGCGTCAACTCAGCAGTCTTCCCAGGCAACTGGAGATTCGCAGAAGGATTAACGCCACCATTGAACATGACCCGACCGGCAATCGCCTCGTTGCGTTGCCGACGCTCATTATCAATACCAAGATACAGCTCGGTAGTGGTAACACTAGCGTGACCTAGCATGGACTGCACTCGCCTAGCGGAACCGTCATACCCTTGATCCCGGAGTTCCTCAAACAGACTCCTGGCCCCTGACCGGCGTAACACATGACAAGCATCACCCTTGTCGCCAACGCCGATACGCTCCATCGCCTCCTTGACAATCCGTTGAGGACGACCGATCCTGCGTGTCGGTCGAAGAGGATGCGGTTCACCTGTCGGGACGAGCATCCGTTTACCGACCACACCCTTCATGGGTGCTGGGCCACGGGACGGAACGACATACCAGTCCGGGTCAATTGTGCCGTGTTCTTTTATGTAGTACGTGAGCCAGACAGCAAGTTCGTACCGTAGCTCAGCACAAATAGGCAGTTGGTCTGCTTGTTGTGTTTTAATGCGGTAAATGTGAATCTCATTGTTTGTGAGATCCACGTCTTTCCAACGCAGTTCAATGATCTCACTGGCCCGCATGAACGTGTAAATACCTAACGCGAGGAACGCTCGATCCCTAGCGTGAGTGGTGGCATCCATCATGGCACCCAGCACAGGTAGGGTCAGCCACGTTTTCTCACGTTTCTCTACCCGTTTGGTTTTCCATCCTGCCGTGGGGTCATAGTCGGCTGCTATGTAGCCGTGTGTTCGACAGTATTTGAGCAGGTTCCTCAACCCAATGAGGTAAATGTTCCTGGTTCCTGTTGACCACGTTTGACCGATGAAGAATTGGTCAATGTGTTTAGGTTGAATGTCACCTGGTTCTATGTCTCCCCAAGCTCGGGTGGCATGGTTGATGACGTTCTTCGCTGTTGTCCGTGTGGATCGGGCAAGACCCCTCGCCTCCAAGAAGGCGAGGTAGTCCTGACCGACCTCGTTGATTGTTGGCATGTTAGTTCATCTGACAGGCTGACATGAACAACTGTGCTGATGAACCTGATGTGAGCCACGGGCGACCGGTAGTGTCGTTGGCGTACACGGTCCAACGGTTCTGTGAGCCTTGAATGGTTGACCCTTCAGGGCAGGAACCGTTAACTAGGAAGATTGTCCCGGACGGGAAACCTGACCCACCTTCAGCGTCATTACCTGCTGGCCCCGCTGGGCCTGCTGGTCCACGCTCACCTTGCGGTCCCGCTGGTCCGGGTGGCCCTGCTGGGCCTCGTGACCCCGCAGCACCACGGTCACCTTTCTCGCCTTTCTCGCCGGGTGTTCCTGGTTGAGCCTCAACAATGACGGGTGTTTGCGGTTCGGGTTCGGGGATGATCGGGTTGCGTGCCTGCCATCGCCAGCATCGCAACTGTTTCTTTAACCCAACAATTTCTGAACAGTCCTTACCGGACCATTTGGATGCCTTCACCGGAGTGGTGGAGTTCGCTGCTGGTGCAGCAATAACCGTCGCAGTGAGAAGAGCTGTGACGGTGACGAGCAGTTTTCGCATATCCCTCCTAAGGGTTCACGGGTTGCCGTGGATTGTACCACACACTGTTTGGAGTTCAATAGGTGGCTACCGACTACACAGAAGAGGTCGTAGAAGACCTCGGATTTGGTATCGAAGCACCCACAGGCATCGGCCAGTACGGTCCTGATGCCCAAAAGTGGGACTGCTCTATCGGTGGCTTGAAGTTCCTGTTCGCCACAAGCGACCAATACCCGATCAAACGGGAAACCGCTAGGTTCCGTCGTGAACGCATTGACACCCAGCGTGACCCTGGTGAGCAGTCACTCGACTCGGGTTTGTGGATTCGTAGTCAAGCCTCGTGGCATTACGGCACGGGTATCGCTACCGCTGAACCGCTGGAAGTGAACACGGAAGAGGCACGGTTCCGGTATTTCCAGTCCGGTGGTATTGACCCGTGGACTCCTGGCGAGCTGAAACTGTTGAACTCTACTTCTGCTATCTATTCGGCTAGTGCTGACACGATCACAGTAAACGGGATCGGTACTGGCCTTCTCGTGAAAGTGAATGAGGGCAGCAACGGTGACCTTATTTATATCACGAACGCTGGTGCTAGTACCGATATCACGTGGGGCGGTTCGAACACGATTGACTCGTTCGATGAAACGGGACAATACTGGTTGGCTTCGGACACGGATGGCATCTGGCGTGGTGACTTGCCGGACGGTAACGGCTCAAAGATTTACGACAACAAAGGAACCCCGGCGTACACGAAACTGCGGTGGGTGAAGTCTCGCGTCATGTACGCGGAAGATAACGATATCCACGAGATCACTGACTTGACCCCATCCTCCGCGACACTACCCACTGCCTTGTATTCGCACCCTAACGCTGACTGGATTTGGACTGACTTCGCTGACGGGCCACAAGCGATCTACGCTTCCGGCTATTCCGGAGAATACAGTGCCATTTACTCTATCGGCATTAACGTCACCACCACCACGGTCACACTGGATCAGCCGACTATCACCGCTGAGCTGCCTCGTGGTGAAGATGTATTATCCATGTACCAGTATGTTGGTTCGTTCCTTGTGATCGGAACAACGCAGGGTGTGCGTGTGGCACAGATCCAGCAGGACGGTTCCCTCGTTCTCGGGCCACTCATTTTTGATGAGGCTCCTGTGGATAATGCTGTCGCTAAAGGCCGCTACGTGTATTTCACTGTCCGGGATAAGGGCAGGGCTGGTGACAGGCAGAACCGTCCCGGCTTGTACCGCATGAACTTGGGCCAGATCCTCAACAACACACCCCTGGATTTCGCTTACGCTTCCGATCTTGTTACCCCGGTGGATCACACAGGCAACTGTACGACGGTCACGGTCGCTAACGATTTACTGTGGTTCGGTGTCACGGGTGACCCGGGTGGCGTGTTCCGGCAAAACACCACATACGTGGATGATGGCTGGATTGAGACTGGCCGCATCCGCTTAGGTACGATGGAGAAGAAAGCGTGGCGTGACCTTCGACTGCTCGGCATCCCCGGATTGCAGGGCACGATCACTGCCCACGCCAACATTTTCGGAACCACCAGCCCATCCAATTGGGATGCTGTTATCTCCGTGACGGGCGGTAACGAGGATCAGGTGGGCAAACTGAATGTGCCTGCACCTAACCCTGCCACGGACATGTATCTAGCGTTCCACCTGGAATCCAACCCTGAGTGTTCGTGTTCCGCGAAAATGATCGGCTACCAGGTGCGTGCCGTCCCGTCACCTCGACGTAACGAACTTGTTGAGATCCCGGTTCTCATGTTTGATTTTGAGACTGACCGGCAAGGCGGGAAGTATGGTGCACGCGGCAACGCCTACAAGCGGTTCAAGGCGTTGAAGTCGCTGGAGGCTTCCGGTGCGACGATCCCGTTTATTGATTTCACTACCGGCGAGAAGCTGGAAGTGTATGTGGAAGAGGTCGCCTACAACCGTACTGCCGCTCCGTCTATTGGGACGAAGCGGCACGGTTCGGGTGGTGTGGTTCGCGTACTGTTGAGGTCTGTATAAATGTCACCGAACGAGATCGCCGGTTTGGTTTTGACTGTGTTGACTATCATGGGTATCCTGTTGGGTGCTTTGGGTTGGTGGATCAACACGAAGATTAAAGCGGCTACGTATCAGATTCAACCGAAAACTAATGGCGGTTTCTCACTGTCGGATCTGCACAAAAAGATTGATGCTTTAGCGGTTGATGTGACCATCCTAAAGAACGCTGTCCTTGAACTGGAGGATGACGTGGACAAACTCGAACATGACATGGAGGTATTGAAGTGATTTGGACTACTGGTTTCTGGCGTGGCGCTGCCGAACGCGCCGTCAAGACAGCAGCACAGACGGCTGTTGCGTTTTTTGTGGTTGGGGAGACTGGAGTTGCAGACGTTGATTGGGCTACCATTGGTGGTATTTCGCTGGTTGCGGCGATTGTCAGCGTTCTCACCTCGCTCGCCTCTGCACCATTCGGACCTGAGAATACACCTTCGCTCGTGTGGGACGGTGACATTGTAGATGAAGATGAAGCCTAAGCGTATCCGTTACAAACTGAAGCGTTACAATGTTGACTTCCGGTTGATGCCGGGGTGGGATTCTAAACGTATTGACCCGTATGGTGGCCGGAGTAATTTCAAGGGCATCATGCTTCATCACACTGCTGGGGTTAACTCGGAGCGTTATATCGCTTACGGTAACCCGTATGCCCCTGTTCGGGCTGCCCATTTCCTCGTGAAGGAGGATGGGAAAGTGGTGGTCATGTCGGGGTCTGGCGCTTATCATGCTGGTCGTGGTGGCCCGTGGCGGTTCCCTCGTAAGGGCAAGGATGTGGTCATCCCGGAGGATGGCGGCAATTCTAGACTCTGGGGCATAGAAATTGAAAGCCTCGGAAAGTCAGCTCGTGTGGGGAAGGGTGAGTTTCCTGAGGGCATGAACACGGAGCAGGTTGTTTCGACGGCTTTCTTGTGTGCTGCCTTGTTGAATGCTGGTCGTCCGGGTGCTGGTTCGTGGCCGGTGTCTCGGGTGATTTCCCACAAAATGTGGACCTCCCGGAAGATTGATGTTCGCCAGGATATTGGGTGGTGGCATCAGGTGATTGGGATTGCTCGTCGCCATGCGAGGAAGCGTCCCACTGTTGCCCGCATGATGATCGAAGGTTTCGTGAAGGAGCACCCCAAGGGTAGGCTTTAGAGGCTCTGTGAGCCATTCTCACGGCATTTCTCCCCCTGTCTGGTATGTCCAGGCGGGGGGAGTTTTTGTCGTGTCTGGAGGCTTCTCAGGGATTTGTTGTGTAGTAGGCAAAATTAAAGTTGAACTTTAGATTAGTGCACGACACGCCGGCAGTTGACAATCTCATCGGCACTGTGATTAGAATTAGCTAACAAACTAGCAAGCGTCGGCCCCGGATGGGCCGACACTAGCTTAGCTAGCTAGCTAAGGAGCCCCACGTGAGCAAGCTTGAGCTTATCACCGGCAAGCCGCACCTGTCTTATTCTGCCGTTAGCACGCTGGCAGACTGCGGCGAGAAGTTTCGCCTCGAGCGAGTTGAGCAAGTGCCCCAGGCCCCTGCCTGGTGGTTCATTGGCGGCAAGGCTTACCACGTTGCCACTGAGTACATTGACTACGGTGCCGAAGAAGATCCAACGACTGCCTGGGATAAGGCTTGGGCTAAGCAACTTGAGGAAGATGTGCCTGACGGCAACTACGACGTTGTTCGCGCAGCCGGCAGGGCCACTAAAGAGTGGCCCGACAAGCAAAACAAAGAGTGGTGGGATTACCACGGCCCTGGCTTCGTGGCTGAGTACATCAAAACAGTGAGTCAAATGCGGGCTGATGGCTGGCAGATATGGGCGGTTGAGGATGGCACTCCTGCCATTGAAATACCATTCCAGGTTGTTATCGGTGAGGTAGTAATGAAGGGCGCTATCGACCGGATATTTGTCAACCCGGATGGTGAGCTCGTGGTTGTAGATCTTAAAGCTGGGTCCACTGTGCCTCAGTCCACGATGCAGCTCGGCGTTTACGCAGTGGCGGTCGAAAGAATCTTTGGAGTCAAGCCGATCCTTGGTTCTTACTTCATGGCCCGCAAAGCTGAACTCACCGAACCAACAAGCCTCTTGCATTACACTGAAGATATGCTAGGGTCAGTTTTGCAATCAGCTAAGCGCATGATCGAAGCTGAGATATTCTTGCCCCACATCACTAACCTATGCAAGTCTTGTGGGGTACGGGACTACTGCACAGTAATGGCAACTAAGTAACTGGAGGAACAATGGCAGCGACGCCGACAACCAAGGTGCAAGTTAGCTGGTCTGACAGATCAGCTGTGCCGATGGTCAATATCTACGCCGATGACATGCAAGAGGCAGACGAGCTTGCGGAATACGTTGACGCACACTACGCTGGATGGGTTGCGATTGGACATGCAGCTTTAGCCACGCTCAACGTGGTTAAGGACATGCCAGGTACAACGGTTGCTCCTTCGGTGCCGGCTGCCGCTGGTCAGGCTTTGCCTCAGCCTGTCCAGCAGGCAGCGCCGGCTGAAGCTCAACACATTTGTAACTGCGGCGAGCCTATGCGGCTACGCAACGGAAAGTTTGGCAGTTTCTACTCATGCGCCAAGCGAATGGACGATCCGAGCCGCTGCAAGAAAACCGTTAACGTAGAGTAGGCACACTGAGCTGGCGGCGGGCATCTTACGTGGGGTGGGGTGCTCGCCGCCTTTCCATCTGGAGGGTTAAATGCAAAGGCTCGAGCGAACTATTCGCATGAGTGCCTTGCAGGCGCCCAGCTTGCCGAACGTCTATCAGTCTTTCGTTGATCGGCAGCTTGCGTTTAGGCGAGGCGAGGTCACGCTGATAGCGGGCCAGCCGGGGGCCGGCAAGTCCACCCTAGCCTTGGCCTTGGCGGTTCGGGCGAAGGTTCCAACATTGTACGTCAGTGCTGATACGCACGCTCACACGATGAGCTTGCGCCTGCTTGCCATGCTCACCAATACTGACCAGTCTACTATCGAGCCGTTGATGGCCGACAATCCCGAGTGGGCTGAAGAGATCCTGCAACTGGCCGGCCACATTCGCTGGTGCTTCGATAGCGCACCAAGCGTCAGTAGCATTGAGGACGAGATTGCTGCCCACATTGAGTTGATGGGTGAGCCGCCAGAGCTAGTGGTGATTGACAACCTAAGTGACTGCGTGAGTAGCGATGGTGACGAATGGGGCGGCTACCGTGCCCTACTGCGTGACTTCAAGTGGCTAAGCCGTGAGCACGGCACAAGCTTTATTGTGTTGCACCACACCAGTGAGGGCGTGCAGGGCAATCCGTGCCCACCTCGCCACAGCATCCAAGGCAAAGTGGCCCAGACTCCTGCAGTTATTCTGACCGTGAGCAACGAGCAGTCTGGCTCACTGGCCGTGTGTCCAGTCAAAAACCGTTATGGACCTTCGAGCCCTGGAGGCTCGGATGCAGTGTGGCTGTCCTACAACCCGGCAGCTATGCAGATACAAGACGTTGGAGGGAGGTAAGTCATGGAAGAAACAACGCCGTACTACAACCGCATCACCGTCATCAGTGACGAGCGTGTTGATCTGGTGGAACTAGCGAAGGCTGTTAAGAAGTTCGGGGTAGTCAGTAGCGTTTCCTCTAGCCAACAACGCAGTTGGGATGAGTAGGAGATCCGTGTGAGCATGTATAACAAGGTCAAGGGCACCCGCTTCGAGACACAGCTTGAGGACTACCTGAACGATGCTGGTGTTTCTGCACGCCGACTACCTCGAGCCGGCACTAAGGATATCGGTGACGTTTCCATTTCCGTCAAAAACTTTGCCATCATCATTGAGGCGAAGAACGTCAAGAAACAGGAAATGGCTGACTTTTTACGTCAAGCCGATGTGGAATCCTGCAACTATGAACTGAAATACGGGACACCCACCGTCCCCATCGTTGTCACCAAGACACGCGGGAAAAAAGCCGGCGAAGCAAGGGTCACCATGACTCTTGATACACTGCTTGACCTACTCAGGTTGGGGGGCGTGACGTGACTTTTGAGATTTGGCCCGTGCTTGAGCACTACGGATGGACATTACCTGGTCCAAGACCGGGCTGGGTCACAGTCAAGTGTGGAATACACGATGACAGTCACGCCTCCTGCCGAGTAAACAACGAGAAGGGTGCACTGGCCTGCATGGCGTGCGGCTTCAAGGGTGACACTATCAAATATATTAGACACATGGAGGGATGCTCGTATGTCGAGGCTGTCCGTATCGCAGAAAAGTTATCTGGAGAAAGCAACGGAGGCCTACCATCTTCAGATAGACACGGGCGGCGCGGCGTATCTAACGGGCCGAGGGATCGGAAAAGAAGTCGCAAGTACGTACCGCCTGGGAAACGTAGTCGAACCCTTAGTGGGTGACGACGACTACGCCGGCAGGCTCGCTATTCCTTATATCACTCCAGCTGGCGTCGTGGACATTCGCTACCGAGCCCTCATGCCAGAGCAGTCACCAAAGTATTTATCCCGCACTGGTGCGGGAGCTAAGCTTTACAACGTGTCAGCTTTGCTGAAAAGCAGCAACACTATCGCTATTTGTGAAGGCGAGATTGACGCTATCACAATGGATGCACTGGTCGGCATCCCTGCGGTTGGCGTGCCAGGTGCGAACAACTGGCGCAGACACTTCAGCTTACTATTCGAGGACTACTCACAGGTTTTGGTAATGTGTGACGGTGACCAGGCCGGCAAGGACTTCGGCAAACGGATCTCGAGCGAGCTCGATGGTGCCACAATTATTCACTGCCCCGAGGGCAGCGACGTTAATGATCTCTACCTTCAAGAGGGTGCCGAGGGCATCAGAAAGAGAGTTGGATTATGAGTGACCCGTTTCTCGTGTTCGGTTTGTGGGTGCTTGGCGGCTTGTTCACTGGTTTCACGCTGGTAGCGTTAACCATGTGGGGACTTGCTGAGTGGGATGAACGTAAGTGGCGTAAGCGTATGGATGAGATCGCACGGGAGGGGTTTGATCGTGTATGACAATGATGGAGCAGGATTGGGCGAGTCTCCTGCACTCTCTGACTTCCTTGGGGTTGCGGGTGGAAAGCCACAACCGCCAGTCCGGGAAAATAGTTTTGGCGGTATACCCTTTGCCCCGCCACAACACCCCGGGTACGGGATAACTACTGCTGAACTGTCGGAGGCTCAGCGCAGGTTCACGAACTATGCACGGCTACGCATCTTGGGTGCGGGTGACCGTGAGTATGGGCGTGGAAGTAAGCAGTCCTTTGAGGACATGGGGTTGCATAAACTGATCGATGAACTCAGGGATGAGATAGCTGACGCTGTTAACTATTTGACGTTTCTGGATATCCAGTTGTCTAGGTGGAAAACCACATTGGAGGAAAAGTTGTGAAGCGAGTATGGGTCGTCAGCGACTTACAGGTTCCGTTCCACGACAAGCGGGCAGTAGATGCGCTCGCACAATGCATCACCGACATGAAAGCGAAGGACGACATTGTACTCACCATCGGGGACGAGATTGATCTGCAAACGGTGTCGCGTTGGAGCCAAGGCACGCCCCTGGAGCATGAACGCAGTATCGGGCGGGACCGTGATACGACCGTGCAAGTATTGCGCGACCTTCAAGTGGGCCACGTTATCCGATCCAACCACACCGACAGGCTCTACCATCAAGTGATGCGACGGTTGCCGGGTTTGCTTGGGTTGCCGGAGATTGAGATAGAGAACTTCCTTCGACTACCCGAACTCGGTATCACGTATCACAGTGAAGCGTTCCATGTCGCTCCCGGATGGGTCGCTATGCACGGTGACGAAGCTGGCGTGTCGCAAATCAGTGGACAGACCGCTGCTGGTTTGTGCAAGAAGGTTGGCTTATCGGTTGTGTGTGGTCACACGCACCGTCTTGGGTTGCAGCCGCACACGACAAGCGTGAACGGGAAAATCACCCGAACCCTCTACGGGTTTGAGGTCGGTAACCTGATGGATATGAAGCAAGCGAAGTACGCGAAAACCCACAACTGGCAGCAAGGTTTCGGCATCCTGTACGTGGATGGGAAGAATGTGTACCCGCAGCCAGTGCCGATTGAGAAAAAGTCTTTCATGGTAGAAGGGACAGTGTACTCGTGGTAGATGACGTATTCTCCGACAGGGTTATGCGGGCTTGCCGGCGCAACGCCAACCGTGTCTCCAAGGTCAACAGAAGCTACGTTGACAGCGACGACGTTATGGGAGAAATGTTTTTGTGGGTGGCTAGCCACGACAAGAAAGTTCAGCATTGGATGGATGATGGACGCAAGGGCATGGCGAAGCTGAACACTGCGCTTTTTCGGGCCGGCCATCGCTACGTCAACAAGCAGCGGGCCGAAGCCATCGGCGGGCAGCTGTCAGACATGTACTGGTATTCGGTTCCAGTGCTCGAGGAACTACTGGAAGATGTTTGGACCTACACTGATTGGCTGCCCACCCCGAGCTTGGAGAATAGTCGCGGCCAGTCGAGCCCAGCTGAAGGCAACAACAGGACAGCCATGCTGACTGACGTATCTTTTGCTGTCTCGTCTTTGCCGAAAGATGACCAGGATCTTTTGCGTGATCGCTACTGCGACGGAGGCGCATACATTGACGCTATTGCCTCGAAGCTTGAGGAAAGCCCTGATGCTGTTCGTAAGCGCATTGATCGCTTACTGAATAAGCTGATTGAGAAGCTTGGTGGTGAGCCACCGTTCTGGCATCGCTAGGCTTGTTCCAGTATTTCAATTACCCTGCTTGCCGAGTCGCCTAACGGCATGATGTTTAATGCGTCATACAAGTCATCGAACGAATAAACTTGCGTGGAGTATCGGTTCGGATACCACACTTCCGGCAGGTTAATGATCTCAGCTTTCGACAAACCGCGACCCAGATACCATTGTTCCCACTCAGGGTTGACGACTTGGAATGTTTGCTTACCTAACGCTATCGCTTCCACAATGATGGAACCGAAGTCACCGATCACAACGTCAGCCC